TTTGTGGCAATGTTTTAATAAATACGTACATGGCACAAGAAAACACAGCATCACAACAAATTTATGATTTGTTAGTTACTAGAGACTTAGATCCTAAGAGCTTGGATTCAATGGGTAAACCTACAGTAAATCCGAGAGAAGCGGATTTGTTTAGTTTCAATTTTTCTGTTAACGGAAATGAATACGGAACAGTTGTAGTATTAATAAATGGAGACAATGACTTAGAAGTCTACTATGGTGACAACTTAGGCAAAGGTATGGATCCTGGCGATAAAGGTGACTGGTATGATTTTCTTGCAATGCTTAGACAAACTGCAAAACGCAACCTGCTTACATTCAGTTTGAACAACATGAACAAACTGAAGTATCAAATGGCCAGCATGGCAGACATAAGCGAAAGCCTTATTATGGAAGCATGGAAAGCTCAAGGTAAAAGCAAGAGCTATAGCAACCAGCCAGGCAAAGCAAAAGTAGTGATACAACATTCACGAGCTATTGGTGAAGGTGAGCAACGCTTCAGAAACATTGCGGCACTATTTGTTGAAAATGCACAAGGTGAAAGATTTCGCATGCCTTTTGAAAGTATTGCTGGTGCTAAAGCAATGGCACGTCACGTAAGCGAAGGCGGTACACCATATGATGCATTTGGACAGTACATTAGCGAAACCATAAATGAAATAAAAACACTAGGAAAGTTTGTAAGAGCAAGTCGCAGTAATGCATTTGCACAAAACGAACAAGCATTGGGCATAGTAGAAGATGCAGTAAAGCATTATGCAGATCTAAAACGCAAAGCCAAGAAGATGATTGGCAAACGTGGATACAAAGAAATATTTGCCACATATGATCCAGCAGTAGCAACAGAATTAGACGAAACAATCGAAAGTGTAAGAGAAGTATTTGTAAACAGTGCAGTTGATAGCCGTATCGAAGAAGCATTGCCTATACTAGCAAAAATAAAGGAAAGCACAATGAAAGAAGCAAACCAATTTGAAAACTGGACCGACCAAATAATGGAAGGTACATGGGCATTGCCAGAAACTGCAGAAGACATGGCAAGGCTACAAGAGCTTATGTCAAAGCCTCTACCATGTGGACCTGATGGCGAGTATGCTTCAGAACAACTTTATGACTTGATTGGCGATGACAGTTTGTTTGATGACATTGGTGAACTAGCAGACAAAGATCCAGATGCAGATTGTAGAGAATTAGTAAAGGCACGTGCTCAGGAACTTGGTGTTGACATAGATGTTAACGTAAGTGAATCACCTACACAAGAAGAACCAGCAAGTGGATATGAACAAGGACAGGCCAATGCAGCCGCAGGCAAGCAACGCAGTTTAGAAATGGGCATGGGCGGACAAGATGTAGTGAAAACTGCTGGTGGTTCAGACATTGAAGAAGGCTACAGCGATAAAATTATTTTCAAAGGCAAAGAAATAGACCAAGACACTATCGAATATGATATGCAGGACTTTGATGATTTAATTTTTGTTCTTGAAGATGGCATAAAGTATACCGACGGTACACCAGTTGCTGAAGAAGACTATGATGCACTACATGAAGAATATGATCTGGCTGAATGGGTACGGATTGACTATATGGATAGAGTTGCACCTCAATATGAGGGCATGGACAGTTTTGTCAATCCAAACGACCAAGATGGAACTGACAACGAAAAACCAGTTGACATGATGGCCCAGGACGATTTGGATTCCGAAGACATGACTGAAGACGATACCGACTACATGAGTGCAGATGAACTTAAAAGAGAATTGATTAGCGACCTTAATCACTTATACGACCAAGCGTCTACAAATGACTTTACCGACAATGATCATATCTTAGATGAAATGGGCGACTACTTTAAGGACATGCATGCAAATGCCGACGATGTAACATTAGACGTGTATAAAATGGCCAGAGATTTAGTCGACGCAGAACCAGCTGAGGTTATACAATTCGCCGAAAAAGGAATCAAAGCATTAGGTGGTATAATAGAAGATGCTCAAATGTCAGATATGCGTAGGCTTAGTGGACAGGTTGTTGAAAAGAAGCATGTGACGACAGAAATACAAGATATCGACACTGGCAAAGAAGCACTCAAAGCAGAACGTGATCCAATGCTTGAAAGAATTCTTTACCTCGCAAAAGGTTAACAAACTCAACCAAAATCTTTGACTATTCCTGTGCATGTGCTATTATTAGTCATGTTTAACTTTTTCACAGATAAAAACTCACCTTTAGATATTACTGTGCTAAATAAAAGTGCAAGTAATGTAGTTGCATTATTTGTTGACAAACATAAACAGGCAAATGATAGAGTAGTAGTTGCTACTCGTAGGCAATAGGAGAAGAAAATGGCTTCATTAGCAGAAATAAGAGCTCGCCTTGCAGCGGCAGATAACAAGCAAGGCAACCAAACAAGCGGCGGCGATAACGCAATTTACCCACATTGGAATATGAACGAAGGCGATAGTGCAACTCTACGTTTCCTTCCTGATGCAGACAATTCCAACACGTTCTTTTGGATTGAACGTGCAATGATCAAACTCCCATTCAATGGAATTAAAGGACAGATGGACAGTAAGAGTGTTCAAGTACAGGTTCCTTGTGTTGAAATGTGGGGCGATACTTGTCCAATCCTAACAGAAGTACGTCCTTGGTTTAAAGATAAATCACTAGAAGACATGGGTCGTAAGTACTGGAAGAAACGTAGTTATATTATGCAAGGATTTGTAAGAGAAAATCCTATAGCAGATGACAAGTCAGATAAGTCTATCAGACGTTTCATAATTGGACCACAGATATTCCAAATTATTAAAAGTGCATTGATGGATCCTGAATTAGAGGAACTACCTACAGATTATGCAAGAGGTTTAGACTTTAGAGTAAGCAAAACTTCTAAAGGTGGTTATGCTGACTATAGCACAAGTAAATGGGCAAGGAAAGAAACTGCATTAACTGAAGCAGAAGCCACTGCTATTGACTCACAAGGTTTATATAATTTAGGTGACTTCCTACCTAAACGTCCAGGTGAAGAAGAACTAAAAGTGATGAAAGAAATGTTTGAAGCATCAGTAGATGGCCAGGCATATGATATTGATCGTTGGGGGTCATACTTTCGTCCAGCAGGTATGCAAAAGCCTGAAGGATCAGCAACAGCTCCAGCAATGGCGGCGGCTGCATCAGCAACAGTACAACCTGTAGAGGTTAGTGCACCAGCACCAACCCCGGTAGCAGAAACAGTGGCTCCTGCTCCGGTTGCTACACCTGAAGAGATGGGTGCAACTCCAACTGCACCAGTCCAAACACCAGCTTCCCCTTCTGGTAGTGGACAGAAAGCCGAAGATATACTTGCTATGATTCGTAGCAGACAGTCTTCATCTTAACGGCAAAGGAGGGCAAGGTTTTTTCCTTTCTCCTTGCCCTCATTCTTTTTCATGTTACAATAAGTAAAATTTTAGATAGGAGAAGACATTGGGTAAACCATTTGATGTAAGCAAGTTTCGTAAGGATATTACAAAAAGCATTGACGGATTGTCTATTGGCTTTAACGACCCAACAGACTGGATTTCAACAGGCAACTATGCACTTAACTATTTGATAAGTGGCGATTTCCACAAAGGTGTTCCACTAGGAAAAGTTACAGTATTTGCAGGAGAGTCTGGTGCAGGTAAAAGTTATTTTGCAAGTGGAAATATTGTCAAAGCCGCACAAGCTCAAGGTATTTTTGTTGTTTTAATTGATAGTGAGAATGCACTTGATGAATCGTGGTTACATGCACTTGGTGTAGACACAGATGAAAGCAAGTTATTAAAACTTAGCATGAGCATGATCGACGATGTAGCAAAAACAGTTAGTACATTTATGAAAGACTATAAGGCATTGCCAGATGGAGAACGTCCTAAGGTATTGTTTGTGATTGACAGTTTAGGTATGTTGCTAACACCAACAGATATTAACCAGTTTGATAGTGGAGATTTAAAAGGTGACTTGGGTAGAAAACCAAAAGCACTAACTGCACTCGTAAGAAATACTGTAAACATGTTTGGTAGTTACAACGTTGGTATGGTATGTACCAATCATACCTATGCATCACAGGATATGTTTGACCCTGATGATAAAATTAGTGGTGGGCAGGGCTTTATCTATGCATCAAGTATTGTTGTTGCAATGCGTAAACTAAAACTAAAAGAAGACGAAGATGGCAACAAGATATCACAAGTTAAAGGCATACGTGCCGCATGTAAGGTTATGAAAACTAGATATGCAAAACCATTTGAATCAGTACAAGTTAAGATTCCATATGAAACAGGTATGAATCCATATAGCGGACTTGTAGATTTAGCAGAAGCAACAGGCTTGTTAACCAAGCAAGGAAACAGATTACGTTTCCTAACTAGCGACAATCAAGAGATACTACAGTTCCGTAAGGCTTGGGAACGCAACGAAGATGGTTGCTTAGACAAGGTTATGCTAGACTTCAACAAAATGGAACAAGAGCTAAGTATTCCTGAAGAAGTAGTAGTAGAAGAATTAGATGAGCAACCAACAGAATGACAATTTATCTCAGTTTGACGTTTTATATATAGAAAAAGTAAAATATTTTCTAGAACAACCCATAAATCAACTGTACCGCGAACTTGTAAAATACAAGAGAGAATACTACGAACCTAACCAACGCATAGTGTTTGTGGATTCGGTCCCTGCCATCAACACAAAGCCGTTTTATAACTATCTTAACCGTATCTTAAATCATCTTGATATTGATGAATGTTTTGTGCATATTGAATATGAAGGCAATGAAACTGTTGTAAATCCTACAAATTTTGATATTCCAGAAACCATCTGTGTAAATCCATGGATAATGCTAGAAATTAGAAATGAAGGTAATTTAGCTCCTTGTTGTAGGTATAAAGAAGATAACTATCCAAATGTTAAAACAGTATCGGTTAAGGATATAGATTTTACTGATTTGAGACAACAGTTCTTAGAAGGCAAGAAACCAACAGCTTGTGCAAGTTGTTGGAAAAATGAAGAACACGGTGCTAAAAGTCAGAGACAGAATGATGCATTTGTTTACAGAGATAAAATTTTTGATATAGACTACAACAATACAAAAAGTCGTAACCTAATTGGTTTAGATATTAAAATTAACAAAACATGCAATCTAAAATGTCGAATGTGTGGACCTGCCCTTAGTAGTAAATGGGCAAATGAAGTCTCTCAACATAAAGAATCCTATCCGCAGTTTTCATCGGTAGAACTGCTGAAGAATGAATGGACTGATGTCAACGGTTCAAAAATTTGGAAAGATCTTGAACACATTACTAGTGATTTATTGCACCTAAATTTTTCAGGAGGCGAACCTTTACTTGACAAGACACACTCTACCCTGCTACAATACTTTGTAAACAAACAAAGAAGCAGTTATATATCGCTACATTACAATACCAATGCTACAACATTTGCATCAAATTTAATGCCGTTATGGAGTCATTTCAAAGAAGTTGAGTTAAGTTTTAGCATAGATAACACAGGGAAAAAGTTTGAGTATGAAAGATATGGAGTGAGTTGGAAAACAATAGTAGATACAATTGAAAAATATAAAAAATCAACAGACACAGTTCTAAATTTGAATGTATGGAGTACAATAACAACACTTAATATACTCGACACATACACATTATTTAAGTTCTGTAGAGACCAAGGACTACCAGTATTGTTTAACGTGTTGCATTATCCTAAACGTCTAAACATTTTATTGTTTAACAAAACGCAAAAGCAATATATAACTGATAAATTATTGAACATTCAGGATAATGAATTTCAAAAGATAATAGAACCAATTATAGCATTAATGAATAGTTCAAGTATGCCAATAGATACTACAGATATGATTAACTTTTTGACTGTCACTGATAAAATAAGACAACAAGATTTCAAACAGACGTATAAAGAGCTAACTAGTATATTATAAGTAGACTGAACAAACAGAATAGGAGACAAAAATTGTCATTAGAAATAGCCGCTTTGGTATGGAAACAAACACGCCAATTTATTCACGATACAGATGACATTAGAGAAGCTGCTGATCATGTTGTTGAAGCTTTAATAGGACAACATAGTGCTGAAGAATTAAGAGAAGCATTTAAATTTGATGGTGCGATAAAACTTGCTGTTGCTAATTATCTTGGAGAAGCAGAAGAAGATGATTTTGAAGAAGAGGAAGAAGATGAACTGTTAAATCAGTATAACGACGATGGCGAATTTAACTATGATGATTATTAAGACAGTAAGATGAAGAATATTGAGATAGTAAATTCTAATAATCTTTATAAATGGGCTAAAAATTTTAAACGAATTCAAGATAGATTTTATGATGGCAAATACAAATTGCGTCGATTACAACAAATAGAAGATTTTGTAAAACTTAATGGTTTTTGTAGAGTATATCATATAGAAGAAGTTTTACTTGATTTAGATATTCCAACAGTTGATAATATCACTGACAGTGATTTGATATTAGTTACTCATCAAGGATATGGAAGATACCCTTTAACAGGTATCATTGAACAAATACAAAATTGGCTGAATAATTGCAGCCATCTATATTTTTGTTTAAACAGGCATTATTTAAACATCAACAATCAAAGACTACATTATAATGTACCTGAAGATTTTCAACAAGCAATTACATATTGGTTACAACATGAGTTACAAAATTGTGTAATAGTTGATATGAGTCGAGATTATATAGATCTTGGTAAACACTTTACCTGGAGTTGTCCAGACCGACATTTTTACATTAGGAAGATTAAATGAAGTTGATTGAAAATTTTTCTGATTATGAAATGGCCCATACTGATAACACATTAAGTAACAAACACAATTATATACGTTACCGAATCGGTCGATTGAAGCATGAATTTTGGCTTAAAAGTCGTAAAAGTTCAACAAAAGTTTATATCGACGAGTATGACAAACACATAATTGAAAACCTGCAACCTGGACCTACATGTTATTTTGGAAGTGCAGGCTATTATGTTGAAGACATTGTATCAGACCTAACTGTAATAGAAACACATCCAGTGGTAAAAACATTTTATCCTAATGCTGTTATTGTAAATGATAGAAGTGATATTGGTAACCTTTATCCTGACAAATTTAACAATTTTGTTGTGATGAACAATAGATCAGACTTATGGGCAACTTTGTATCCAAACGATTTAGACATACCTTGTTTACAGTCTTACTTTATTGAATACAAACGAGCAATGAAACCAGGCTGTAAATTTTTCTATAGCTTTAGAGATACACAAATACCTTGTTGGAATAGACTAAGTGTTAATCACTATGATTATTTTTATGACTTTGGATTTGCTTGTAAAAAAATTGGTTTAGATTTATTATGGCATGATATTCAATTTGTAGAAAAAAACAAACAACCCGACGGTTCATATGATATATTAGAAAATCCAGACACAACCAATGGAAACATAAAATTTATGTTCGAAAAGAAATTTTAATGGACATTGTACTGTACATGGGAGGATGTTGTGGAGACATTGTTACCGGACTGATTGATTCAAAAGGTGTTAGTATAAAATCAAACAGATGTGTTATCCTTAAGGAAAGAGCAAAACTAAAACGTAGTTTTGTATTTGACAATGATGCAGAAAAAGATGCTTATATTGCTAATGCAAGCAGGTATTGGCTTAGTTTGCCTAGTCATGACGCTGATTACCACATACAAAATAAGCATTCTTATTTAGGTATTGTGTGCAGTGATTTGAAAACTTCAATGTGGGCAGCAACAAGGTTTCGCAAACTACACAGTGATACAGTTTGGGAGAGAATGAGTAAAGCATGTGGCGCAAAAACCATTGAAGAATATGCTCAACTAATAATGGATTTTAGTAACATGATCAAACCATCTGCGTATAAAATTATTGAATTGGCTGATATAGTTGAAGGAAATGTTTTAGAAAAGTTAAAGGAGTTGACACAGTTAGATGATTGTGCTACAATACTTTATAATCAATGGTTAATGGATGCCACTAAGTGAGCCAATATTATAATAAAATTGTAAACAACCTTTCAGAGATTCCTGGGTTTCTCACTTATTATGAGCATGAGTTGGAAATAGCCAAGAGTGAATGTAGAGTAGGCGGACTTGTTGAAAAAAATATTAAAGCATTGCCAGGACTCACTGAACATCGGTTCAATCAACTGCAAGAAATTGAAGCAGTACTAAACTTTCTAAACATTAAACTTAGGCAGATAAGACGCAAACACTTTCAAAAATATTTGGAAGGATATGCAAGAGCACTTACCAGTCGTGATGCAGAAAAATACGTTGATGGCGAAGACGAAGTAATTGACTTCGAAACATTAATTAACGAGGTTGCTCTACTGCGTAATAAGTATCTTGGCATAATGAAAGGCTTAGATACTAAACAATGGCAACTAGGGCATATTGTACGTCTTAGAACTGCCGGAATGGAAGATGTACAGGTATAACAATGAACAGTAGTTTTTCAAGTTCCGAAGAAAAATTTAATCACTGCTATGAAAATATTATCAAATATCTATATGAATACGACGACTTCATGGAAAGTGTTGGAACTGTTGTTGGCATTGGAAGTGATCCAGAAGCACTGGATATACAATGGTGGGCAAACGCAGTCACTAGAGATAAGCAAAAGTTGCCACTTAATATCAAGTGTACAATTGTAAATGACCTCGACAAACTAAACGTCAAGCACAATAATATTGCTTTTCAAAGAGAAAATGTGAACTCTATCACACGACCAAAAAAAAATTTTGATATTTTATGGGCATATGATGTACTACAGTATCAAACCAATCCATACATGACATTAAAAAATTGGTGGCACATTGCAACTACAGATTCGATGTTGGTTTTATCAGTACCGCAAACAACCAATATAGAATACAACAAGCAAGAGTTCCATGCCAGAATGGATCACAAATATAATTTTACATTGCCTATGTTGATCTATATGTTGAGTGTAAACGGTTGGGATTGTAGATCTGGATTTTTCAGAAAGGAAATCAACGATCCTTGGATACACATACTCGTGTATCGAAGCAATATTGAACCAATGGATCCAGACAAAACAAACTTATATAGCATTGCAGAAGATACACAATTACTTCCTGAATGTGTAGTTCAAAGTATTACCAAATTTGGTCATCTACGACAAAGAGATTTAGTACTACCATGGATAGATAAAAATCTTACAATAATGGAGAATCATTGATGAAAGCAGGCAAAATATGGGGTTCTACAGAATTGATACACGCAAACGGAGTATTAGAGTTTCATCGCATTGAATACAAAGCAGGTTTTAAATGCAGTGAGCATGAACACAGATTTAAATGGAATGGTTTTTTTGTTGAGTCTGGAAAAATGATTGTAAGAGTATGGCAAGATGGTGAACAACAAGGGTTGGTTGATGAAACAATACTAGGTCCTGGAGATTTTACACAAGTTAAGCCAGGCAAGATACATCAGTTCGAAGGTATAGAAGATGGTGTTGCATTTGAATTATACTGGGCCGAGTTTAATCATGATGATATACAAAGAAGGACCATTGGATCTAAATCCTAATGAAAACAAATGTTTTTTTAAAAATTGATAGAGATGTTCCTCATACACTTTTGTGTTTAAGATTCTGGTTGGAAACATTTAAAAACTACAAAACTTTTGTTTTATGCGACAACAAAGCACTCTCAGAAAAACTACACAATTGTTTTGCTTATGATTATCCAGCTGCTGAGCTAATTGAAAGCGACAGAAGTTTAGTAACTTATGTGCAACAACTTAAAAGTTCAAAACGCAACATGGCAACTGCAAATTTAACTGGATTTGAGCAGAGCAAAGATGCAGATTTGTTTTGGATGATCGATGCTGATGATACTCTGTTTCTAACACACAACTTTGAGATTGTCAATGAAAAATTACACCGTGCAGAGCAGTACTTGGTTGAGAACAATCTAGATGGTTTTAGTTTAGATTTTTATAGCACTCAAGTACGTAAAGGTGATAGCAAACCATGTGATGCATGGACCTTTGGAGTAGCATTATTTAGAGCCAATCTTAACTGGCGTGAACTTGTAGAAGTTACATCAGATGAAATGGAACAATATCTTTTTGCACGTAATATTGACAGTGTGTTTCACTGTATGAGAGCAAGACGCAAATGGAAACTGGAGAGTTTTGTGTTTAGTGATCTTAGTTTTCAACACGTGTATAACAATTATCCTGCTATGCCAAATGGCTTATACTACTGGCGTAAAAGAAAGCTATGGGATATACCATTACCAGATAGAATTGTTCAACTATGACACTAACAGTAATAGTACAAGCTGGCGGCAGAGGCAGCCGATTAAGACATCATACATGGAACAAACCCAAGTGCTTGGTCAGTGTGCATGGTAAACCGTTGTTATATCATCTGTTTGATAAATTTCCGTCTGCAAGGTTTATTATTATTGGTGACTACCTATATGACCAATTGGAAAACTACTTGCAAGTTGACACTCCACAAGTCGAGTATAAACTGATTAAAACAGATCAAAAAGGAACTTGTAGTGGCATTGATATTGCACTTAAACTTGTACCTGAAGATGATCCTGTACTTCTTACGTGGAGTGATCTTATTATCAAAGAACTTCCTGCGTTTCCAGACCATGCGGATCGACCTCTTGTGTATCTTACAGATGCTTTTACCTGTAGGTGGAGTTACCAAGAAACTGGTTTACAAGAAATCACTAGTGAAGTAACTGGAGTTCCAGGAATATTCTACTTTTTTCAACGCAGACAGTTTACCATTCCTCCAGCAAGTGGTGAATTTGTGAAATGGTTTAGTAAGAATATTCTTGAATACGACACAGTGGTTGCAACTGAACTTGAAGAACTTGGTGATTTCGCCAGTATAGAAGAAAACAACAGTCGAATTGGACTTAGCAGATTTTTCAATCAAGTTGATATACTCGACAAAACAGTAGTGAAACAAGCAATTGATCCAAACTATAAACATTTAATTGAACATGAAATTATTTGGTACAAAGATGCACAGGACCTTGGATTTATTCGCATACCCGACGTAGTTAGCACAGATCCTTTTACCATGCAACGTATCAATGGCAAACACATTTGGGAACTGGACGACCTGACACCGAGAGAACAACGCAGTATTTTAAGTGATATCATTTATACTCTAGATGATTTACACAGTAGAAGTGAGCGAGTTGCAAATGAGCAAGCAATTACAAACGTGTATATATCAAAAACACAAAACAGAGTAAAGAGTGTTCAACAGATTATTCCAAATTTTGACCGAGAAAGTTTCACAGTCAACGGTGTAAAATGTTACAACTTATTTCATCCTCGCTACAATACATGGTGGGATAAAATTGATGCAGCTCTTCAAACAGATACATTCACACCTATACATGGTGACCCTACATTTAGCAATACCATAATTGATAAGAATCTCAAAGCATGGTTTATTGATCCTCGCGGAAGTTTTTATAAACCTGGAATATACGGTGATCCACTATACGATTTTGCAAAAGTATACTACAGTGCAGTTGGTGGCTATGATACATTCAATCAGCGAAAATTCAAATTGCATATTGACAATGACACTTGCGAAATACTCATGGGTGAACCAGATACTGCTAGAATTGCTCAAGACGTATTTGAAGAATTGATGTCTGATATGCCTAGTATAGATTTACTACATGGACTGATATGGCTTTCACTAAGTGGATATGCCAAAGATGATATTGACAGTATTATTGGCAGTTTTTATAATGGACTTTTTTGGCTTAATAGAGGAATAAAAAAAATATTATGATAGAAGATTTTGATTACGACAGAGCAAACTATCCTACTAGTAAGGTAGCAGAGGTGTTTCCGTTTGAACTAAGCAAAAACCTAGGACATACTTGGATTTTTGATATTGACGGTACCATTGCAGAAGTTAATCAGCATCCATATGAAAATGATACACTTTTGCCTGGAGTGAAAGAGATGTGGGCACAGATTCCTGCAGATGATATGATTATAATAATGACTGCCAGACATGAGGATGTTAAACAAAAAACTTTAGAGTTTATCAACAGTCATGGACTACGTTATGACCGTGCTATATTTGGAGTACATCACGGTGAACGTATTGTTGTAAACGATAACAAGCCAGGTGGACTACAAACTGCTATTGCTTGGAATGTAAAAAGAAACAAGGGTTACAATTAAGTAGGTATATAATGATAGACACTGAAATGACAAGAACAAAAACACAGAAACTTGAACGTATTTTTATACTGGAAGATGAGATTAAGTTTGCACAAAGTCATCTCCGTCCAAGTGCAACAGGTCATATACACACTGCTATAAGTTGGATGACAATGCGTAGAGATGAACTAAAGAAAGAGGTAGAAAATGGCTGAAGAAGAATCTCAAAAGACTATAGTACTAGTTACTGGAGGATTTGATCCTATACATAGTGGTCACATTGAATATTTTAAAGCCGCTAAAGCTCTCGGCGACACACTGGTTGTTGGTATTAACAGTGATGCTTGGTTAAAACGTAAAAAAGGTAGATTTTTTATGCCACTCGAAGAACGTGGTGCAATTATAAGTGAACTCTTAATGGTTGACAAAGTTGTAGGCTTTGATGATGACTACGATGCAGACGATAGTTGCCTTAAATTTATACAAGACATACGTGAATACAATCCTGAAGCTGAAATTATTTTTGCAAATGGCGGTGATAGGAAACCCGGTACCACACTAGAAGAGAAAGCAGGTATCAAAAAGGTTGGTTTTGCTTTTGGTGTTGGTGGTACAGATAAAAAGAATTCAAGCAGTTGGATACTCAAAGATTGGGAAGCTCCGATAGTAGAAAGAGATTGGGGACACTATAGAGAACTTTACAAGGGTGAAGGATTTGCAGTAAAAGAACTTGTGATTAACCCTCATAGCAGTCTAAGTATGCAACGTCACAAAAACCGAAGTGAAACATGGAATCTTGTAAGCGGTGAAGCACACTTGCTAACAAGCAATAGAGCTGAACCAGATGATCCAAAACGCCAAGATCTTTCACCACCTAATCCAGTTGACATCCCTTCAAATGTTTGGCATAAAGGTGTAAACAATAGCAATGATCCTGCTCATATTATTGAAGTATGGAAAGGCGTATATCTTAGCGAAGAAGATATTGAAAGATGGAATTAGATTCAGTCACAGTTTATATTGGTTGGGATAGTCGTGAATCCATAGCGGCAGAAGTTTGCAAATATAGTATATTGAAGCATGCAACCATACCTGTTGACGTTGTATTTCTCAAACAAGATGAACTAAAAATGCGAGGTTGGTATAGCCGCGACGTTGATAAATTAGCTAGTACTGAATTTACATTTACAAGATTTCTTATTCCTGAGCTAAATCAATTTAAAGGCACTGCAATTTTTATGGATTGTGATATGCTGGTGCTAGATGATATTGCAACGCTTTTACGACAGGTAAAAAAATCTAAAGCAGTTACCTGTGTACATCATGATTATACTCCTGAAGAAGGTATAAAGATGGATGGACAAGTTCAAACTGCTTATCCACGTAAAAATTGGAGTTCTATGGTAGTATGGAACTGTGGTCATAAAGCCAATAAGCATGTTACTAAAGAACTTGTAAACAATCCGCTAACAACTGGAAAATATCTGCACAGATTTAGTTGGCTCCTGGATAAAGATATTGGAAGTGTTAGTCCTAAATGGAATTGGTTAGTAGGATGGTACAAAGAAAGCAAAACAAATAAACCCAGTATCATACACTATACCGAAGGAGGACCGTGGTTCGAACAATATTGTAACTGCGAATATGCCGACATATGGAATACCTATAAAGACGAATACCTTGAATCAACAAAAAAAACTGGATCAGTAAGCCAGTTACAATTAACAGAACAACACAAATTAACATTCAGCGAATTGTGTACATCACTATGTGATCCATACAAAATTTATAATAAAGATTATACACAATCACTGAAAATGTTAGCACGTCAGTTTGAGAAGCCTAATGTTGTTGGTATTATTGATGCTGGATTAGTTGAGGATGAAGTTATGGTAGATACAAAAGTTAAAAAAGTAGATGGTATACTAGAGTGTTTTTTACAAGGTTCAATTGGAGTATTTGCTGGAAGCAAGCAGTTACCAGATATTCCTATCACAACTCCAATTGTGGTAAGAGGAATAGCAAAAAGAAAAGTTATACACAAAGCTATCGAAGATGGCAGAGATTTTTACTATATAGACACTGGTTACTTTGGGCACGGTAAAGGCAAATTATATCATCGGATTACAAAAAACAATTTACAATATAATAGTGTTATTCGCCGTGATTGCCCTACTGACAGATTGAAAAAAACTGGAATACAAATTTGGCCACACACTCCTGGAACTAATATTTTACTTTGTCCTCCAAGTCAAAAAGCTCTCAACTACTGGAATATAAATCTTGAAACATGGATAGTGCAAACCACTGAAAAAATTAAAACATACACAGACCGACCTATTGTTATACGTGAAAAACAAAGTAGGCATATACGTACCAATGATGACACCATGGAAATGGCTTTGTCGAGAGATGTTCATTGCATGGTAACCTATAACAGTATTGCCGCAGTTGAAAGTTTAATTTATGGCAAACCTGTTTTTACCATGGGTCCTAATGCCGCTGCGCCATTGGCAAATACTGATCTTTCAAAAATTGAAAAACCTTTCATGCCAACAACTGCAATGGTAAAAAGATTATGTGCCAACCTTGCATACAACCAATTTACTCCTGATGAAATGGCAAACGGTACTGCATGGCTTATCCTACAGAGTAACTACAAAACAAATGACTAAATGGGATTATGATGTTGTAGTGTATCTAAATACACTACCAAAGATTAAAAATCACAATATAAAAGTGCAAATAATGAGAGCATTTGCTGAAGGTGCAAGCAAACATGGTGCTCGTTGTTTGGTAACTGAAACTATGCCAGATCGTAAACTCTATCATACACGACTAGCAGTAATTCTTGGATGGGTAGGTATGAGTTATAGTGGTCCTCATATATATTTTAGAGAATCTGTAATAAACAAACAACGTGACAATGGTGCAAAAGTTATGAGCATCGACGGCAGTTGTTTTAAGTTCCACCATCAACACGAGAACATGTGGTTAAGATATAGCTTAGATAGTGTTTTTTGGAACACAGGTAATTATGCAAACAAAAATAGCTCAGATCAACACTGGAATATGGTTAAGTCTAGTTTGGGTTTAGAGGCAATTCCATGGAGTAATAATGGCGATTATATACTGATTTGTTTACAACGAGACAACGGATGGAATGCAAAAGGTTTTGATCAAGAATTATGGCTTAAAAAATCAATAAAGACAATACGCGAGTATACGAACGAATTAATCAAAGTAAGAGCTCATCCAGGAGATCTCAACAGAGATAGAACCAAAACAAAACACAACTGGAGTTGGGTAAATTCCATAGAAGGTGTTGAACTAATTGATAGTATCAATGTTACATTACACCAAAGCATGAAAACTGCAAGATGTGCTGTTTTTTACAATAGTTCAAGCAGTGTGCTAAGTGTTATAAAAGGAATACCAACTTTCGTAAGCGAAGAAAGTGCAGTTACGTGGGCAGTTGCTAATCATGATCTAAAATATATTATGAACCCACAAAAGCCAGATAGAAGCCAATGGTTACAAGATTTAGGACAAGCACATTGGACTATTGATCAAAGTCGCATGGGACTTGTTTACAAACATTTTGAGAAATATCTACCAACCTAGTATACAATCGTTACGTACCTGCCCTAGTTTCTTGGCTCCCCAACTAAGCAAGAGGTTTACTGCTCCATATTGTGTGTCTTTGGTTATTCCGGTGTCTTTGTGTAGTTTTTGTTCGACTACAACAATTGGTTGATGTGTACGTAGAGTTTGTTCTCCACCTTTGAGTATTTGCATTTCGTAACCTTCGCAGTCGATTTTCATATAATCAATTCGATCGAACCATAGACTGTCTAGGCATTTCATGTCTACCTTTCCCATACCAATAGTGTCTTTGTTTATATGCGAATGTCCAGTATTTCCTTCAGTTATCACCATATCTATAGTTGTGTCTTCGGTACCTAGTGCAATAGGCCATATCTCGATATTTTCCATAGGTACATTCTTACGCAAACATTCTTGAAACTCAACCACCGGTTCAATTGCAACTACTCTAGCAAAACGTGCGGCTAGGTCTCTACTCCAAAGTCCTACATTTGCACCTATATCTACTGCGACACCAAAATCCTTAACAAATTGCAAACTTTTCTGTCTAACAGGTTCTTGGTATTCTGCAGGACCACCTTTTTTAATATTTTTTTGAATCATATGAGAAAAATGAGTGTCTTGGTCTGCAAACCACCATCCATGAGCTTGATACATTAGAATTTTACCTCTATTCCTGATACTAATCCAATATCATCTTCAGTGGCGGCTGGTGCAATAAACCAGTTACCATAGTTGATTTTTATCATTGGAGCAATATCTATGCGTCGATATCCATGTACTAAGCCATATGTGATATCTAAGCCTTTGTATGTGGCTTCTTTACCAATGTATATACTTTCTCTACGGTCACTGTTATGATATATTCCTGTAACATAATTGTTTGGCAATTGATACTGTACATGTGGATGTAGATTATTGAAACTTTCGTTTGATAGTCCAAAATGCATACTGATAGCAAAACTAAGAATCAAACTATCTAACACGTGGTATACTTTTCACATAGTCAATATTGTTGTGCATTTGGTACTCGTTTGCCTTACTGTATCCAACTATTTTTCGTTTTCCTTTCATGTGATCAATATATCTGCCGAGCTCACTGTTTATAAACGGATGTCCAGCAAGTCCTTTGGTATCTGGATGAGGATTGAGATTGAAGAACTTTGCACCTTTGTTTTGATATTCCCTACGCATTACATCAAACAAAAAACTATCGTGCCATTCAGGATAGTTAAACATTGTATCATTTATATACAATCCAGCAAAGTCGTTTACAAAATCAATGCCTTGCGTATGTTTTCTATTGTAGCCTACCCAACCACATTCACTGTGGTATCTTTCTCCTCGTCCAAGGTGTGTTGCTAGATATTCGTCTGGACTGACGCTGTCAAGGAATTGCATTGCCATTGGTGTATGAGTTAGTGTATCACCGTCTAACCATATGATCCAGTCACTGTCAATTGTGTTTACTGCATGATGAACGGCAAAAACTTTATGACAAAATCTTATGCCTTGCCATTTAAATGCTTTCCTTGCGTCATATTTTGCTTCATTGTTGGGACCTTTACCACCTTGAGCCTGTGGATTGTTTTTATGTCTTTTTAAAAACTGCTTGTATACTTTACTGTTGGCATACAAATCAACAAGTCTTACATTTGAGCTTTGTGTAGGAACTGTTGTGCCCTCAGTGTAGACAACTAAATCAACTTCTCGCGGCCAAAAGTTTTGAAAACTGTTGACCATTTTTTGTCCGTATAATTTGCGGCCTTGTTCATTAAAAGTGGTAATTACTGTGTAACGTTTCATATGGGTATTTAACCTTTGATCAATAACATAGCATATTATCCTGCTCAGTGTGCTCTGAATAGCAAACCAATCATGGAAGCATTTCTAAACAGCTGTCGAGGTGCTGGTATAACACCTGTTGAAGACTCCCTCGACTGTGATGCTGTTGTTATATGGAGTGTACTATGGAATGGCAGAATGAGCAAGAACAAAAGGATATATGAACACTATCGTTCGCTCGGAAAGCCAGTTGTGGTAATTGATGCAGGTGCATTAGAACGTGAAGTTACTTGGAAAATTGCAGTCAACAATATTACTACAGAAGGATATTACGGTCATACTGAAAACTTAGATCTTGACCGTCCTCGTAAACTTGGCGTTAGTTTACATAACAATCAACTCAATGATAAAATACTCATTGCGGCCCAACACAATAAAAGTTTGCAATGGGAAGGCATGCCCAGTTTAGAAGATTGGACTGTTGATCTAATACACAGAATAAGAAAACACAGTGATAGACATATTGTTGTAAGATACCATCCACGTTGTCCATTTTTTATTCCAACGCAACGTTTTAAAATGTTGTTGATGAACAAAGTTATAGAGAATTGTACACTAGAAACACCAATGCAAATAGAAAGCACATACGATGCATTCAACATTGATTACAACTATCATTGTGTAATAAATCATTGCAGTGGTCCTGGTATCAATGCAGTAATTGCTGGTTCTAATGTAGTGGTAGACACGAAAAGTCTAGCTTACCCAATGAGTATTGCGTTAGAACAAATAGAAAATCCTCCAACCAAAGACAGAAAACAATGGTTAGTAGAAATAAGTCATACTGAATACACAGTAGATGAAATAGCAGAAGGTTTATGGCTAAAAAGATTAAAAGACTCACTAGTGTAACCGACACAATTGATTGTGCTTGTCTTATACATGATACTCTTTATGATTGGAGTTACGTTGATAAACTTTATCGTGGTTTAGAACGGAACCTCACGCCAACAGTGAGAATGCATGTGTTTACTGAAAGCAACAGGTTTGTGCCAGCAAACTATATACGTCATGATCTAGAAGAATGGGAAGGTGTTAGAGGCCCTAAACGTAGTTGGTGGTATAAGATACAACTGTTCAACAGTAAACATTGGAATACAGACTGGTCACAGATGTTGTATTTTGATTTAGATTCTGTGATTACAGGCAATCTGGATTGGTTATGGAATGTAAGTAGAGATAAATTTTGGGCCGCTAGAGACTTTCAATATCTAATGAAAAGCAGTAGGTGGAAAATAAACAGCAGTGTAATGTGGTTTGATCCATTCAAATACAATTATGTATACACAGACTTTGATTTAAAACAGATTATAAACAATCCAAGATGTCCATGGCATGGAGATCAAGATTATATTTTCAGCAAGATAAAAGACGACGTAGGTTACTATAGCACTGATCAAATAGTAAGTTATCGTTGGCAAGTCAAAGAAGGTGGAATGGATTTTAGATATAGAAAACCATTGAATCCTGGCGGTACAAGTACTTTTAATCCCAAAACAAGTATTGTAATTTTTCATGGAAATCCAAAACCTCATGAAGTAAATGATAGTTTAATTTTGGGACATTGGAGGTAAATAGAGTTATACGTATGTATATCTATATACATATTTTTATAAAAGGAATATGAAGAAATGGCAACAAGAAAATTTTTAGTCGAAGGTTGGAATCACGACGCCGGAACAACTGCAACCGTAACAATGGGCGGCGTTCAAGTGTTCAGCGGAGCAATATCTACTGCCGTTGTTAATACATATGATGGTGTAAATGCACCAGCAGATGACACCCACTACATTTTGTCTTGGGATTATACTAATTCAGACGATACTGCAGAACAAGAAGTTGCATGCAGTATAGAAATCACTGCAGGAAAAGCTTCAATTGGTACAGTACTTGTAAGTTCAGGCGATACTAATTCTGCTTCATATCCAGAAAGCGAGCGTCCTTTTCTACATGACGGTACCTACTACTATCCGGGAACCAATGCCGATCTAGCATATGGTGACGGTAGTGAAAGTGCTATTCCAGAAAAGAAGACTATACTCATTGATGGATCTGCTCCGGTATTAACGGCTACATCTGCAGATGCTGGCGGAATTCCCTCTGGTGGTGTAGATAGTCCAACGTTTTCTAGTTGGCAGTTTGTCTTAGATAATGAACAGACAATATCCTGGATTCAACGCATACCAGCTAACATAGCCGCATATGTAGCACCATAAAAACATAGTCGTCTTTTTATTAGTATAAATAAAAGTAACAAAAAGAATTCGCAAGTTGGGAGAAGGCGCCAACATGTTCGCTTAGTTACTAAGCGGTTTTAATCAGATCGTCCACTAGTTGGGCGATTTTTTTATGGCCAAAACAAATAAAAAGGTTGACTTAACCTTAAACTGTGTTATTATAACAGCATAGTAAGGAAAAGGAAACAATATGACATAGCCAGCAGTAAAGTGTAAGTAGTTGATTAAGGGAGAGCGGTGCTCGACAACTACAGAGGTTTACAAGTCAGGTAGGACTCAAGGAACCATAACACTACAACTAAAAACTACCCGGTACAGATTGATCATCTGTACTGATTGTAAAAAGATCAAGTTTTATAACAGGAGCAAATATGTCAGACGAATCTACAATTAAAGAAATAGACTTTACACCAAGAACAAGTAAAGACCCAGAATTGCAACAGGCTTATGACGAGTACTTTGCAAAAGGTGGAAAGGTTACAGTCTGTGTTGCTAATGCAAGAACAGAAGGCGCATTAACAAATCCTTGGCAACGTAGTAAGAAGAAAAAGGAAGACAAATAATGAAGTATTATGTACTAGGTGAAAGTGCCGAAACAGGTGACTTTGAAATTTGGGAATGTCTTACTGCGTCTGAGTGTATTGCTGTTCGTAATGAGTATATCAAAATGGGTCTGCAAACTAGATCAGGAAAAATGTCAGAGATTCAAAAGAAAACAGGTTAGGTATCAATGTTAAAATGGATTAAACAACAGTGGCAAGAAATAGTTGATACATACGTTGAAGGCAGAGACGAAATGCAAAAAAAAGTTGCTGGCAAAGACTATAAACCATCAAAAAAACTTAAGAAATAGGTTGACATATACGTATAATGTGTTAAGCTGTTTATACAGTTAGAAAACAACATTGCATAGGAGAGCTAGAATGCAAATGAAAAAACAAGATTCCAAAACTATTAATTTTGAAACTGATCAGCAGGTTATGGACCGTATTGCTACACGTTTTGATATACTACATGATATGACCAAAGCAGTTATTGCTGGTGATGTTAGAGCTATGATTGTTACTGGACCTCCAGGAGTCGGAAAGAGTTATGGAGTTGAAAAAGAATTAGACAAAGCATCAATGATGGATAGCATTGCTGGTAGACCAATCAAGTATGAAGTCGTAAAAGGTGCAATGACTGCACTAGGACTATATGCTACATTATACAGACATGCAGATGCTAACCATGTGTTAGTATTTGATGACTGTGACAGTGTGCTTATGGACGAACTTAGTCTTAATATACTTAAGGCTGCACTTGATTCAGGTAAGAAACGTGTGCTACATTGGAATGCAGATAGTAACAAACTTAGATCAGAAGGTATTCCAGACAAGTTTGAATTCAAAGGCGGTGTAATTTTTATTACTAATGTAAAATTTGAGAACGTTAGAAGTAAAAAACTACAAGATCATTTAGATGCATTACAATCAAGATGTCATTACTTGGATCTTACACTTGATACTATGAGAGACAAGTTCTTACGTATTAAACAGATTGTTGCTACAGGCGAACTGTTTAAGGATTATGATCTTAGTAAAGAAATGGAAGGCGAAGTAATTGCTTTCATGGATACTGTTAAGGATAAATTAAGAGAAGTCAGTTTGAGAATGGCGTTGAAGATAGCAGATCTTACAAAGGTAAGTCCTAACTGGAAACAGTTAGCAGAAAACACTGTGATGAAACGCAGATAGAATAGGTTGTCATATCAGATCTAGCTCCTGGACAACCACAGGTGGGCAATGTTGTAAAAATGTTGCCCACTTTCCTTGACTAATTACAAAAAGTGTATATAATAATATTATGAGAACGGCAACACTAATAATAAATGATGAAGTAAATCTTAAGATATCAGGACTAGAGCTTGATGTTCGTAAGAAACTCGTGAACACTTTCAAGTATGATGTACCGCATGCAAGATACTTGCCAGCAGTACGACTAGGACGTTGGGATGGTAAGGTTGCATACTTTCAAATGGGCGGTAGCACATACTTAAACTTGTTACCAGATATACTTCCTATATTAGAAGACTTCAACTACGATGTTGACATACAAGACAACAGAGAATACCAAACAGTATTCAAGTTTGATCCAGTGGCAGAAGATACTTACAGTGACATTATGTGGCCGAAGAATCATCCTGCCTCTGGCACTCCTATTAAGATGCGTGATTATCAAGTAGAGATCATAAACAGTTTCTTAAAAAATCCACAGTGCATACAAGAAGTAGCAACTGGTGCTGGTAAAACAATTATGACTGCAAGTCTAAG